CGTCTTCTGGTTTAAGAAACCCCGCCCGAACATCGTCCGGGGACATTCCTCCCTCGTGAATCGCTTTCATTTCTTCCGGCGTCCACTGAATACCAGGTGCTTTTACCCGACCTTCCCGCGTCAACTTCGCCCAATCTATTCCTGATTTTGTAGCCATAGTTGTTTAATTCTGGGGCGGAATATAAGGCCCCGCCCCTTGGCCTACCACCTTTATCGTGGATTTAACGACTACTCAACGATTGTCGCCTTTTCTACGACTTGTCCGACTTACTGCCACTTATGTAGGCCGGAAAGCCTGCACCAATGGAGTAGAAGAAATCGATGGAATACGCCCAGTTTTTGTTTTCGTAAACTTGTTCCGGCGCATCAAGCGACGGTCGTTCCGCAAACAAACACTGAAGCGATTCCTTGATTCCAGTCGAATCGGCCATAAACCAATATGCTGATGTGTCGGTTCCATCGCTCGCCAAAGCGAGACGAGGCCACACAACAACTTTGATTTTGCCTTTAAGCGGGTTTCTGTCGTTGTTCGCGCTTCCTGGCAAGTACTCCGAGTTACAGATGCGGTCCGCCAAGTCCTCATGGTCCGGAGAAATTATGAGAGTGTCATAATTTATCGGTCTCACGAGGTTATTCGGATCACGATGCTTCAACCCTTGAGCTCTTTGGTAGACAATCGCTTGTCTTGAGAGCGGAGGATTGGTATTCGTTCCATCCGAAATAATGTTGGAAAACACAGCTGAACTGACCGGAGTAGTGTGGGATGCAGTGAACAACTGGAGCCCGTCGGGTCCGAGAGCAGAGACAGTATCGCCGTAAACATCGGTATAGGACGTATTCCATCCTTGGACTACGCGGTCGGCCAGTGACTGGTCAACCTTATCAAACGCGTCCTCGGTGATGCTTCGTACCAATGAGTCGATCTGATTATGCAGATCGAACTTCCTCATCTTTTTGGTCACATCGACTTCTGCACCGAAGTATTCCTGGGTCCAAGAGATCGAGTCGCCCTCTTCGGCATTGACCTTAGGAAGGTCTTGGCCAGAGGTGACTCGCTTGATTCCAGCAACTCCGTGCAAAACGAGGTGATCATAGGTGAGGCGGTCGGTATCGAAGACATTGAAAATATCAAATCCGACGTTGGCGGATACTTTTCTTTTAGCTACTTCGTTGAATATGCTTTGTAAGTCATCCGTTAAGGATTGAAAATCACTAGTTAAAATAGCCATACTTAAGCGATATTGTGCACGAAGTAACCTCTAACCTTTTTGTCGGCTGCCGCGCCAACGACTTCCGTGATATAGAACACATCCGTTGAGGTTGCGTCGTTATCAAGAGTGTCGTGGTCGGTCAGGTCAACATAGGTTCCTCTCTGTGTCGCGGCCGAGTTATGAGTGCAATCGCATTCAAACTCAATGCCATCGACATACATTACCTGGATGTCTTCATGAGAGGCGGCCGCAGTAACGATATCTTCAAGGGCAATCAACCGAACTTCGGTTGAACCCGATGTCGCTCTTTGCAAATAGCCACTTGCCCAGTCCAATGCATCGTATTTGGTAATCGTAGCTTCAGAAACAGTGCCGTCTTTGATCGTGGTAATTTTACCTGAATCGTATCTAAGCGGTTTAAACATTTTCGTGCTTCAAATTAATAATTTAAGAAAGAAGGATCGACTTATTTAGTACCATTCTTTCACTGGAACTTTCTTAGTAAGAATGCTCTTACGTTCCGTGGGTTTGCCTTCTCCAGATTGACTGGATGGCTTGCCTTTATCGGCCGCGAGATCGGCGGTGGATTTTTTGTCCTCGCCGGCCTTTTCGCCGTCTTTGGGCTTGGCATTCTTCTCCCAAAGCGTCTTAGCGTCCTGAATGTCCGCCACGATCGCTTCAGGCGAATCCTTGCCCCGTCGAGGAGTGTAGAACTTGACGATTTCCGCCCAGTTCTTGTCAACTTCCTCGTCTTTGCAAGCTTCGACGATTGCCTTTTTCTCGTTGATCTTATTCAGATCGGCATGAGTCACCGGCACATCATCGCCCGCCTTAGGTTGCGGCTTCTCCTCGGTCTTCTGGACTGGCTTTTTAAAGCCATGCTTGAGTTTGTCCTTTACGGACAATAACCCTTCGCGATAGTTCTTTTTGTCCCGAAGAAGTTGCTTAACCTGTTTCTTTGGAAGGACAACCGTTTCTTCACCGTCTCCGTCAAGGTCAATTTCGTCATCATCGCCATGATTACTCAATGTTTTATCGATTTCAGACTCTATTTCCTCCGGATTCAGCTCTGAATCGGAAGCATTGTTATGCGGTTGGCCACCTCCGCTCGGAGTTCTCTCCTCTCCGTTGTTTAAGCCAAGAGTTTTTTCATCCATGTTATTTAAAGTCCCATTTATTTAACTTGGGAGGACCAAACCAAGCATTAGATATTTACGACAAACCAGCCTATGAAAGGCTGGTTGAGCATCCGGTTGCCGGAGACCACAAAGGCGGAGCCAAAGGTCTTCGGACCGAATGCTTAATCAACCTTCCATAAGGTGCTCCGCCTTTGGTTAGTTATAAACGAACGATTACTTTTTACTTTTCTTGTCGACTTTTTCCTCTTCTTTATCCTCTCGGATACTCTCGAAAGCGTTGCAAAACTCATCGTAGAGTAGAGCCATTCGCCCCGAGAATTCTTCATGAGAATTAAGAAGCAGGTCTCTCACTCCGTAGATGATGTCTTTATTCGCAGGAGTAACATCAATTACATAATCCTCATTCAGATAGTCCTGATATTCTTTGTTGAATCCGTCAACGTCTGCGATCTTGAACCTTTTACCAAGATTTGCGTCAGTGGTATCTAATTCCTCTCCGGTTTCTTTATTTACATAGGTCATTACCGGAAGTTCGACTTTCTTGTCTTCCTGTTCAACGATTCTCTTTTCTGCATACTTTTTTAGGAGTTCGAGTCGGACATTATCAATTTCTGCGACTCTCGGCGCTATTGACTGGAGAAATCGTGTTCTCGCCCGTGATACTTGCCCGTGCAACATTTGACCAGCAAGCCAGTCATGAAACCCGATTGATCTCAACTCCGGTGAACCAATAAAAAAGTAGTTTTTGAGTTTTAAACTTTTCATATCTTCGCCTTTTTACCATTGCCTATTTTCGCGTTATGCGCGCGAACTTCAGCTCCGGTCTTTGGTTTTGTTTGTCGGAACGATTGATCGACCCTCTGGAGCAATCGTAATAATTCAAATCTTTGGCCAAGCCAGATTTTGTAACTGTTTTGGTCCAAACCCACGCCCATGGTTTTAAGCAGTTGCAGATCGCGTTTCCGGAAATACTCTCTAAACCCCATATCTGAATACTGTCTGACCAACCACTCGTTAATACGCTTGTCGTTAATTTCGCTGACGGGATTATCGCTGTCGAGCAAGCGGAATAAAATTTTTATTAAGAAATCTCTAATCATTTGTTTTAAGCTCTATGCCAATTACATCAAACGACGCCCTTGCGATTTCACTGCCGGAGAGCGATTTATTCTCCGAGTAGGAATTCATTTTGACTTTGACAGTCATTTCGTACTCCTTGCCGACTTCCCATTTCTTGATTTCGGGAAGTTGTTTTGCATTCAAGCTAATATACGGCAGATCAATCATCGACGATGATTCTACCGGGTCCATCTTAAAGCTATGTTCTTTGCGCGCTTTAGCTTCGTCCTTCGCTATTTTTATTAAGTCGTACATATTTTTATTGTGTTCCTGACGCAGGTTGACCGGTTCCTGCGACGCCTACTGGTGTTGCCGCGGCTGCTGTTTGGGCCTTTGCGACTGTTGCCTTGAGCTCTTCAAGCTTCTTAAGATACTTTCCGGGGCTGTCGTTATACGCCTTAGCCACCTGTTCGAAGTAGTCTTCTTGATTCGCGATAAAAATCTGGGGGAATAACTTGGCGATGACTTCCAGTTTCTCAAGCACTAATGCTTGTGCGCGTCCCTGACTCTCGCGGTAGACGCCACCGGAGACGATCTCCAGTTGAAATCGGTAGTTATCTAAATAATCGGTAGGAATGATGAGCTTCTTGTAGACAATACCCTGTTGCTTCATCATTTCTTCCTCAATAGACACCTGCATCTCCAGTTTCTTACGTTCACGCGGCTTTACGTCCCTGAATTGAATGGCCAGGATGCCACGCTCACCGGTCATTGTGTCCAGCTCGGCATCATCAATGATGTATGTTTTGTAAATCTTTTCTTCTTTCTCTTTGCCGGTCTTTTCGTCCTTTACCATAGTGGTCTTCGGTTGCGGATAGTTCTGCTGGATATTGGCCAAACGCAGATAATATTTCTGGCGCCACAAATCGGTGATCATCTCCTTATGGATTGTCTTCGTCTCCTGAAGTTTTTCGTCAGCAATCACGATCTCGCGGGCCGTGGCTTTCTTGTTTGCCATCATGCTCGGCAAAGAAGGAGCAGAATCCTCAATAGCTTGGCCAATAATTCTGAAGAACAGCACATCAGCGTTGTTGATGCCCTCAACCGGCATTGGCTTCACTTGGTTTACATCCTCAACCGTAATCTTGGTTGTGCCAGTGATAATTTGGTCCTCTAAATCTAGAGCATCTTGGTTCACCCGACCGACAAGCATTCCGGGCATCATCGAGCGCCATTGCTTATCGCTCATCGTATTAAATGTCGTATTGAAAGAGTCGTAGATGCCGGCCATGATATTGGGGAAGCTGTTGCCGTAGAAAAAGTTTTTATTAATAAACGGCTTCCATATTGTCTTAGCGAACGGATAAACCTTTACTCCGTTTACTCTCCAAAGAAGAGGAGCATCCAAAAGTAACACTCCGTTCGCAACAATCCGATAGGAATCTTTGAGTTTGTTATATAATCGGACAACTTCAATTTGCCGATCATTGGCTCTGGTCTGCCAATCTTTTTGCTGGTAATAAAACGACGAAGTGTCGGTCGTAGCGAATGAACTTCTGGTTTTTACATACTTCGCGTTAGCGTATTTGCCGAACTCTATATCAAAAACATCAGAGTCGAGATATCTTACCCACGCTACCTCCGGTTCATCCTGCACATTGTGAACGTAAAAATCCCTGACATAAAATTCGGTCAGGGGAACTTGGTATGATATGCATTTGTCGTCAACATCAACCTCGGCCTCGGTGTATTCGACCTTGCCAGTGACAATATCGTAACTCGTAATGAATTTCTGCTTATAGCGGGTTTTCAGATATCCCTCATACTTGACTACTGTACCGTGGCATGCGCATTCCCATGATTCCCAGAAGTTTTCAAGTACGGAGTTCTCTTCCTGCGTATATGATCCTTTGATTAGCCACTTAGCAATTTCGGCTCGGTCAACATTCAGGATATTATTCTCACCGAATGCCTTGGCCTCCATGTCTGGAACCTGTAATGAGAAACCCGCTAATATCTTTTCCTGCTTGTCGCGGATAGTGGGCAACGGAACATTTGATTGCCATTCCTCTTTCGGTGGGTCATAAGAATCACGCGACAATACATAGGCGTTAAGTCGCTTATCTCCATCGTCAATAAAGGTTTTCAAGGTGCGGTCATTGAATTCGCGGTAAGTTTGGTCGCGCGACTTTATCATCGCGCTTAATGATTTATAGACGTCAGTAATGACAGCCTGTTCGTCTGTGGAGGGCTGATAAGCCTTAATAGTGGCCTCTTCTTTTTCAGTTGAGTTTGATTTGCGCATTATTAAAAAAACAAAGAGCCCACAAAACCTCCTAAGAGATTATGTGGGCTCCGTCATTCGGTCACCCCGAAATTAAATTATGGATAAATTATATCACAATCAAAATGTAAATCAAGTGTCAAATCGTCTATTTATCGATTGACCATTCTTAATCCATATCCTCCGCCTTTCCTGCGCTTCTGCTCTCTCATTTTTCGCATGAAGAACTTTTCCTCTTCGCTGATGGCTAGGGCAGTTGTCGGATTATAGAAAGTCAACGCCAGTGCATCAGCTACCCCCGGACTGGGTATGTTCTTACTATGCATAATTGTTTTTGACATGATTTCAATTACCCCCTTACTCTCCACAGTCCGGAATTTCACTGTAGCTAACTGCATCCAAGCCGGATGCTTGCTCAGTTTACCTCCCTGCTTCAGCCACTCTCTTACGCGCCAGTACATTTCCGCTCGTTTGTTTAGAAATCTTCTGGGATCGCCTGCCGATTCGCCCGCATTCACTCCGACCAAATCCCACTTTTGTGTAGGCGATGTATTTTCAACACGGTTGATTTCAACAAGTCTGCTATACGTTCCGATTTGAACTCTGTCAACATACGTCTTTTTAATGCCGGTTTCTCGCAAGGTCAACACACATTGACCAGTAAAATCCATTTGGTCAAGACCACTCTGTTTGAATAGCACGTCAGCATAACCGGAACTTCTGTGGATTATCGCAGCGTCGTCTGTTCCTCCGTCAGCCGGATCAATTCCTATTCTGTTTTCTCCGAAATGAACACCGCCTTGCATTGCCAGTCTTATTTCTTCTTCACTTATCAATTGTTGCCATCTCTCCGCGTCAAGAGCATCAGAAGGAGGAAACTTACAACCGAATAACACATCAAAATTTGGCTTCTCTTTGGCTTCCTCAATAAAAGATTCTATGTATCGGCCTTCGGCAATACCAATCTTGTAATCAATAAAAACTTTTTTGTAGTTAGCGTCTTTCCAGCTAGTCAAGAAATGATTTCTGAAAAACGGGTTGCCAATCTTCACGAGGAATGTGTCCTCACCCTTACCGGCGAGCATGCGGAAGATTCCGGAATCAATATCGTCGTCCTCTAAGGCCGCCTCGTCTGCGACGATATTACGGCCGCCAAAACCCATAATGCTCGTGATAGTGTTTTGTTTGCGCCGCGCTTCGGCTGTCAATATTTCAATTGAGCCGTATCTCGGCACGTTATCATTCTCAAGGATCTGATACGTCAGCTTGACCTTGCTTTTCTCCTCAAGCAACCGCATAAGGAGACCCTTCTCTTTGATATTGATGCCGGCCAGTTTGTTCGCAAAGAAGTCGTTATTCGCCGTGTCGCGTATCATGTAATTCAGGATGATACGACCCCGTTTAGTATCTGGCACGACAAGCATCCATTCGCCCGCATAAGCGGTTATCCGAGTGAGTATGGCACGACTAATAGTCAAACTCTTACCGTATTGCGTACTCGCTATGATTTCAGATCGCGGATACTGCCGAAAAAGAATAAGTTTGAAGATGGCAAGTTCTCCCGGACTCATTTCCCATGGCGTTTCGTCTTCATTCTGAAAATTATCCCGGGCGAATTGCCATATTTCGTCATCTCGGATTTGCTCCTCTTCCTTTGCTATCCAAGCACTCGCTTGTTCCTGCGTGAAAAGTCCGCCTAAGTCTTCAAGGTCTGTATCGCCGATAGGCAAATCTATTTCGAATGTCGGGAATAAAAAGTCAGACCTCATTTTTTCGTTCGATTGCGTTCAACTATTGTCCTAATATTGTCCTGAATGTCCTTAAGAGTTTTACGCGCTTCTGTATCCTGCGCATCTATCTTTTCTCTCCAGTCTTCGATGTATTGAAGCCATAATTTCGCTTCGGGCGCGCTTCCTTCAAGAGTTGCTTTCTTGTGAAGTCCTAATATCACATCGGGAGTTCTGTTTTTACCCCATAATTTTAATGTCTTTGATACTTCATCCCAGAATTCTTTTTTCTTTTTCCACTCCGGTGGAGTACAAGTATTTATCTTATGAGCTTTAGCAAAGTCCTTATCTTCTTCGTAGCCAAATTCAGTTGCCCTTAAAATTCTTGGTAGAGCAGTAAATCTTATGAACTCGCGATATTCCTCCATTTTGCGCATACCTTTAGGATTTGGCGAAGTTCGGGGCGTCTTTTTGCGTTTTCTAGTCTTCATGCCTCTTGTGTAGTAGCTCCATTTGGCCCTGATGGTCTTTGCGAGCCAGTTGGTCCGTCTTCAAAGATCATCGGACCATAGTTCTTATCCCTCCTTTTCATCTTTGTAATTATCACTTTTAACTTTTTCCTATCTAATTCGTTCTCTACATATCTATCAGCCGCATAAAGGATTGATGTTTTAAAATTTTCAAGTGCCATCAACTTTTTCTGTTCGGGAGGTTTTATTTCTGCCTGTGTCGGTTGCTTATCATTCTCTTTGTTGACCAAAGATAAAAAATCTTTGACTGATTGGTTTCCGACTACCTTTATCTCTGCTCCGTCTCCTGCTATCTTAATTGTCGTTTTCAAAGCGGTGTCCAAATCATAAGCCAAGGAGACGACAATCCCATCTACTTTGTCACTCATATTAGGAGGGATTATTTTCTTGGTTATAAAATAATAGATAGTCAGGTCTTTCTTTTGTAGTTCCGAGATATTTAATGGCTTTTGTCCGTCCATGAGATTATTCTTTTAATCTTCCAAGAAATTTAAAGTTCCTCTAACTCTTCTAAATAAATCAGAACAGTTTCGAAGTTTTCTCTTCTAACAGATACTAGATTGCTAGCACATGCACTGTCTACTTTTGGAAGAATTATGAGTCTTTCTTTTGTCAATTTATGCTTGACTATCGTTCCTGCAGGAAAGTTTGTCATTTTGTAATTATTATTTTTTAATTATTTTATATTTTTTGTCGACAGGACGACCAAACTTGCCGAGGATACCATTTCTGAAGCCATTGCCGATATCCTTCATCCTCATTATTAGTTATTTCATACCATCCCCTACCAAATAATCCCTGTAATTGTTCAAAATAGTGCTGATACATATTTGCTACTCGATCAAGGGTAAAGTTTTTCATTGCCCAATCTCGGCAATCTTGAGGTTTAATTTTATCAATATTCTCTGCCGCCCACACAAAATCATCCAATGTTCTGCACCGGAATCCGGTGTAATGATCCAAGACAGTCTCAGCAAATACTCCGTGGTCCGTCGTAATCACCGGCGTTCCGGAGAATGCTGCCTCAATATGCACTCCCTCAAATGGCCCGATATAAATAGTCGGAACGAAAACCGCTTTTGCATCACGCATCAACTCCTTACGTTTTTCTTTGTCCGCATATCCTACAATCTCGACATTGGGACTCTGCAAGTCCACACCCTCTCCTTCTGTCTGCCCAGCGACCAAAAGCTTAGCTCCTATGCGTTCGCAGGTCTCCTTGGCGATTACAATGCCCTTCCTGTGGATTCTGCGGCCGATGTAGAGGAAGTAATCCTTTTTCTTATCCGAGAATTCAAAATCCGCGGGATCAAAGTAATTCGGGATAACACAATCATAGAAATCGCCATCGCCCTTTTTAATGGTGCCATAGACGTGGTGCATCCACGCATAGCTTTCAAACACCTTGTACTTGGCGAATATGCCGTAGTAGCCGATACCCATTTCCACAGTCAGGTCAATTTTCACCGCATCCGCGATCGGTTGCTGGTAGTTGCCCATAGAGACGAGGAGAAAGTCCCGCGGCTGTTTGCGCTTATTAATCTCCTCAATAGCGTTATGGTTGAAAACTTGGTGGGCGTGGTCTTTCGGATCATGTTTGAACTGGTCGACCTTCCAGTCATAATCGCCATAGCATTCCTGCAGGACAGCTTGAGTTGATACGGGTACAAACTCATCGCACTCGACTTTCGAGCCTTCCACGCCGTAGAAGATAACCTCGTGGCCGAGTTTCTTCAGCATGCGCGCAAGCTTTACTACCTTCTGAGTATAGGCACAGGCAACTATTTCAGGATTGGTGGGGATGTGGGCGAGCCCGAGAAGATGAAACCGCATATGCTTTTTGTCGAACATAACTGCTTCCTTGGTAATAAGTTGTTCGGGCAAACCAGCTTCCTTTCGCGCTACGACCATCAGACGGGTCTTCATAGGCCCAAATTCGCCCGTGTAGTCGTCGATCTCCCCGACCACCGCCACATCATACTTGTCCTTATTAATCTCCTTCTCAAGGAATGCGCAGCCGGCATCTTCGCGGTCGATGAAGTAATCATCAAAAAAGACTACAGTGTGGTCGTGCATCAGCTTCTCGGCGTTCCACCAATCACTACGGATAGTCTCCGGACTATGGCCGCCGTCGATATAGATCAGGTCCATTGGAGAAAAGACGCCGTAAGCTCCCTCGTGCTCCCTCATAAACTGAAACGTATAATTGCTATCTCCGGAGTAGAGCATGCTATGCGCCCGGGTCCTCTTTTTGAGTTTCAAAAGGACTTCGGCCACGTCCGGAGGGTTGTGATACCCCCACGACAATTCCGTTTTAATTTGCTCCTCGGTGTTCGGTTTAAAAAGGTCGAAGCCGTAGTATTCGATTTGACTCTCCAATACCCGACTTGTCTTTATCATGCCGATCGCATTCTCGCCATCATAGGTTCCAACTTCTAAAATCCGGCGGACATCGTGGCCGGCCAGGTAGTCGAACATCGGCTTGTAGTGCTTGCCACGTTGCTCGAGCCAACCCTCCACATCCCATATCGGGGAGTATTCGTCGGGAGTGAGCACCGACCTCACCAGATTGGCCAGCATGGATTCGCTCGTTCTGATGTATTCCGGCGTAATCCTCTCGAATCTCTGCCCGCTCGCGTAAGCGAAAAGGTGGAGTATCCTCATATTTGCCAGCGGGGTGATGCTCTTTCTAGAATCGTAGATATAGTCAATCTCGCCCCCGCCGAACCCGCCCAATACTCGGAACTCGGGAGTCGCCACCGCGGCCGGGTGCGCCTTGGCCATGCGGGAGATTAAAATGGGGCCGGTCTCTCCCCAAACGATATTTTCCTTTTGCAGGACATCCAAGCACTCATTGGCGGTGCGCATGGCGAATGTCGAACCCTTATCACCGGCCATCACGATGGCCGAGTTGTAGGGATATTCGGTATCACCGATATTTAGCACATCCATAGGGATGAGCATTTCTCGTTCGCCTATAAGGTCTGAAACGTCCTTGACGCAAATCGTATCAAGGTCGAGAACAAGTCCGCCTTGGGTGGCCAGTATCTTCCACGTCATTGCGTCTTTGAGATGGGCGTTGTAGAAATGCTCGTCTTTGCCCTGTAAGGCCGGATACTTCGGGTCTTCGATTCCTTGAACCATCACGCCGCGATCGCGAAGGATGTCGATGTATTTCCCACTCGGTTCATATAATGTCCAGATTGTTATC